ACTACTAGGTCACTTACATCTGGTGGAAATGGTTCACGATCTTTTTCTCTTACAGTTAAGTGATCAGGATCAATGATCCTCATCGCTTCTGCAAGTTCTTGGAAATGTTGGATCTCATCATTCATGATTCTCCAAATATCCTGATCATTATAATCTTCATATGCAAGATACTTTGCATATGTTTCAGCAGCGTGCATTTCTATTTCGTATGACAAATGGTATGCAGACATAGGAGCCAACCAATAATAAACCACATTGATCCAATAATAGACAAGTACGAGGTGTCTGGCGACAAAGCGATCCACCCAATAAGCACTACCGCCCCGACTTTCCATAAATTCAAGATGTTCGGTTTCATTGACTGATTGCTCGAAGTGTTCTTTCATTAAGTATACATGCCACTGACCACGCAAACCTAGAGATTCCCTTAAATGTAAGACACTCAAAAACGCAAAATAGGGTGCTCGAGCAATCTCCTCAAGCACCCAAAAACGTTGAAAGTGTCTACCTCTATAGAGATAGTCTATAATTGCAATAGTAACTGACAGTACGAACGTGTTAACCTTTTTCATGATAACCCTCCTGGGTTATTGTTTTGGTTTATCTTTTGGTTCGATAGCAGATTGAACTGGAGGGGCAGTGTCTTCCTGTTTCTTCGCTGCGGTCTTTCCGTTTCCATTTCCACCTGCCTTAGCAGGAGAAAGTCCGAAAGCCGCCAACGAGCCGGAGAACACTGATGCAATGAAGGTAGGGTCAAAATCAAGAATTTTTTGACCGTTTGGAAGTCTTACGTAGCTAAACGTGAGAAGAGATGCGGACCAAATAAGTACGACAACTTTCACCAGATTACCAAGAACTTCACTCTTATCTTCATCATGGTCCTTATCTTCTACCTTAGCTGGTTTTGAACCACCCATATGATAGAAACAAGGCAGCTGTATTTAGAGAAGTGTGTAGTTATATATCCCTATTATATTTGGGATTACTAATATGGTGCTATTTCTGGATATTCAAAGTCTGGTATGATATTAGAAAAATAATTAAAGTTTATAACAATTCTATATTTTTGATTTGTATGTGTACTTCCACAGTGTTTAGTTCTTCCGTCAAATATAACTAATCTATTTCCTACAGATTCTACTATTTCGCCTGTTTCAAATTTAGTATATCCATCATTTGAATTAACGTAATAGATTGCAGTTTTATATCCCGTGACATCCCCGAAATCAATATGCATTTTTGTTTCTAAAGGTATGTGAGTAGCCAAAGTCATATTTGCTTTTACTCTCAAATATGCACTCGCTTGTAATTTGTCTCTAATACCTTCGGTTAAATGCCAGTGTCTACTAATTACAGTATCATCTGCATGAAAATTATGACAGAGTTGACAATTATTTGGGTGACTATTAGATAACACAGTTGAATCTTCTTCTCCCACATAATTTCTGACTTTGGTGATAGCAAAGTACCACGCAAAGTCATCACCGATCATGGAAGTCCATAATCTTTCATAATCTTCTTCAGGTAAAACGTCATCAATTATCTGCATATTTACTGGCCAACTGACACTTGTATTCTTTAGATGTCATTTTATATCGAGTTACATACTTCTCGACATGTTCTTGACATTGGAACCAACAGGTTTTTCCTTCCCTACGATCATCAAATCGCCAAGGAAAGGTAGGTGCATGAGGGAAGAGTGCATCATCTTTAGACTTAGTAAAGACAAACTTAAAGTCTTCTTTCTTGGTCTTGCGAGGTTTCTTGGTAGTCGAAGTCTTCTTGTTCAGAGTCTTGACGTTTTTTTCGAGAGCCTTTTGAGTCCGTACCATCAGTTGACGAAGTTGTTTTCACGTAACCATTCTAACGTCATGGGGGTAGGTTTGTAAACCTCCCACATGGAACCGGCTGCACATGCTTCCAATGCAGTCTGTGTCATACCTTCGGTCTTACCTGCCCAGGTTGCCTCTGCTTCCCAGGGTTGTGCGTGAGAAGGGTATGTACGTTTGACCATCTCTTGCCAGATCATAGGAACTTCATCCTCTGGTTTGATGATGGCAATCATACTATTCTTAATAGTGCCTGCCATACAATCTTGTGCGGCATGCCAACCCTCATGGCGAGTGACACTCATGAGAACATGAGGTCGATGCATATGAGCACGATTGAGGAAGAAACTATTAGAAACCGTGTGATAAACACCTCGGTGTCCGATGGGGAACCACTTTTCGTCGGCTAGAAAGACATCAACTCCGACCTTATTAAGTGACTTGACGATTCTATCGAACTCCAAACTAACACGACTAAAATCAGTATCAGGATAGAAAGTCCGCAGATCGCTGCTAGATTTGATTTCGTAAACACCGTCTGTACATTCGCGAAGTAACATACAGCCCATCGAGTCGTAGGTCTTAAACCCTTTTATCTTTTCATCAGCTAAGACACTAGTCCCGCTCAGGAGCGTAGTACTTAGAATAATCGAGGTCAAAGCACTTTTCAAGGGTGTAGACAGTTTCACGTTTGGTCTCCTTCAAATAATTCTGAAAATGTTGTTCAATGTTGTTGGTATGATTATTACCTTGACTTACCCAGTCATGGCAAAATTCATAGACAGAACGGCAATGTTCTTCTAGATGATGACTTAAAGCACGAAAGACCGCAGCACGCATCTGCATACGGTCATCGGCATAACGCCAGTCTGATGGAAACTCGGACATTATAAAGAGGTGGGTCTGATACTATTATATATGATCCTAGTCAGATCGCAAGTCATGTTCATGATTCTCCAACTTTCCTTCAAGATGGGCAATCCGAACCATGAGTTGCATGTGTTCATTTTCCATATCTTCAAGTCGATATTGGAGTTTCTCTACAAGATCGTAGAGACTTTTACACTCGGAAATATTTTGTTCACCCCTATCAGAATCCTGATAAAACCATTCTAACATCTTTTGTACTTTCTTTTTCATAAAAAAAGGGGAACATTGTTCCCCATTATACTACTACTAGTTGATAGAGTCTACAGCAGCAAGAGCTTTTTGTCGAAGATCCTCTGGGAGAGGTACATATCCCAAAGCATCAGACTTTGCCTGTGACTTTTCACTCAACATATAACGAAGGGTTTCCTTGACGCCAGGAGCGGACTCTGGATAGGCAAGGATCCAAGTAAGGGAGACAATAGGGTACGCATTGGCACCAGCAGGGTTAGCGTCAGCACCACGAAGTTGATCGTCCAGGACAATCTGTGATAGACCTGCTGCAGATGTTTCAGCAGATGCTTTGACATAATTACCTGCCTTGTTTTGTAGAGCAACCTGTTGGAAGTCACTGTTTACAACATAACCATAGTTCAGGTAACCGATAGCACCAGGTTGATTCTTGATAGTGGCAGCAACACCAGAGTTACCTTTACCACCAACACCAACTGGCCAAGCAACTGCCTTACCAGTTCCTACATTCTTCTTCCACTCAGGAGAGAAAGCGGACAGAGAGTTGGTAAAACCTTTGGTGGTGCCCGAGCCATCAGACCTCCATACAGTGACGATATTCTTATCATCACACCCGAAGGCAGACCAGTTAGTAATCTTACCAAGGAAGACATCAGCAAGTTGTGTCTGAGTCATCTTGGCATCACAACCAGGATAGTTGTATGCAGGAACAATCGCACCACCAGTCATGGGGACATGCACCATGGGTAGTTTCTGTTTGGCATCACTCACAGCACCATCACTGGCACCAAAGTCAACAGTCTTAGCATGATACTGACGAACACCAGATCCACTACCAACTGCTTGATAGTTGACTTGGTTACCCGTCTCCTTAGCCATATCTTGGAACCAGGAGTTGTATAGAGGGGCAGGGAAGGTAGCACCTGCTCCATTTAGTTTAAACGTTTCTGCTTTCTCTGTGGAAGAACCACAGGCAACCATGAGAGGAGTGGCAGCAATAACTGCTGCGAGTGCTTTGAGTTTCATTTATTTCCTATCAGAACTTGTACTTGGTGCCGACTTCAAACTTCCAGTCGCGGGCTTCATCCTCACCCCACTTGTGTTCAAACTTTGCCTTTGCAGAAAGTTTTTCAGTAATGGGGATTGATGCACCGACTTCAGCAACAGTGAAGGTATCACCATCGAAGACTTCTACACCATCAGCAGCGGAGAGACCACCACCAACTTCAACATATGGTTTGATACCACTTTCAAGTTTCCACCCATAACCTAGGCGTCCTTGATGAACTGTTTTAGCATACCCTTCCTCGTCACCCTTGAATTCGGACTTGGTGGATACGTATGGACCTGCCATTGCGGGGGCGGTAACCGCCAAACCGAGCAGGGCAACTGCGAATGCTTTCATTTGTTTGTACCTTTGTGTTTTGTACTTGAATATCTTAACTTAACCTGAAGTCTATGTCCACTAAGAAGTAGTTAAGAAAGACCTCCTAATATATTGTCAAGGTTAATCCAAATTTAACCATAAAAAAACCTCCCCTTAGGGAGGTCGTTAGGATATCCTGATTTAATATCAGAAGTTGTACTTGACGCCGAGCTTACCACCGACTCCCAGATCATCCAGGAACTCGTCTTCTGCCGTGATGAAGCTGACTTCACCATATGCACTCAGTGCATCGGTGACGGGGATACCAACGCCTGCCTTACCAGAAAAACGGGTAGAGAGTTCTTCACCATCTACAGATACGATAGCGGGGCCACCCTGAACATAGTAGGATGCACCAGAGTCACCCAGAGCACCTTCGTAGCCCACATGAGCATCGGTAGTTGCTCCAGTGTAGTCGTCTCCAGTCCAGCCAGCATTGGTTTCTACATTAACGTAGGGACCGGCTAGGGCTGCAGCGGGTGCAAAGGCGATTGCAGCGGCGGCTGCAGCGATAGTCGTTTTGAACATTTTTGTTACCTCTTAAGTATGTCTCGCAGAGTCGAACCTGCGGATGAAAGAAGACTCGACATGTCTTCGTATGTAAAGAATTGTCACATGTGACAATTCGATGTATTTATACTAACTTAAGAAGTGTGGTTTGTCAAGCGGTTCGGGAACCCGAATCAAGCCTGAGATTCTGACCAAGAGATGTTGCCAGAAACTTGGAATGGAGAAGTGAATGTAACACCAGAGGAGTTCTGTAACTGAACCGCAAGTGTGAGAAGGTCAGGTCCCGCAGGGAAAATACCATCACCACCTAAGATGGAATTACCGATTTCCAATAGGTCTGCAAGAGATACTGATATAGAACCCGCAGCAACCTTAGCATTATAAATTGTCGTTCCTGCAATTAGAGTATCACCTGCAACGTGTTTAATAATTTGACTCAGTGAAGGAGATTGTGCATTTTCAAAATTAATTCTACTTGGTAGAGTATTCTGAATCAAGAAGATCTCAATATCCTTGTTAGTAGTAA